AACTGTTGAATTTGGCATTATTATTCCTTTGGTGTAGGGTTTACTGCATTATCAGCCCCATCCTGAAGAACAGTTCCAACATGTTCTACTTTCCTTAAATGGTCATAGCCATCATCTGTTGGATTAAGTGCATCCTTCAAAGGTGAACCAATCCTTACCCCTACAGGAAAGCCATTAACTGTTTTATTTACTGCATCATCTTGATATTTCATCATTTACACCCCTTTCTTTAATCTTCAAAATCATTTACAAGTTTTTCAATATGGTTGATACTATCCATAAACATTTCATGTCTAATATTACCTGCAAGGCTCTTGTTCTCTTTGAAATTAAATAAGTTGTCCATTGTTTTTTCAGCAAGTTCAAAGCTATTAACAATGGTCATAACATTATTAGTTTGTTCAAAGGTTTTGTTGTATTTGCTCCAAACACCATCATTTTTAGTTAATCCATTAACTACTGGTTGAAATAACATCATAGTTTCATAATCAGCCTGAAAAGGCTTCAAGATATTATAGGCTTGGTCATCAGTTAGCTTATCACCAGCCAATTCAAGGAACTTCAAGGCATTGGATATTTGAACCTGATAATCAGCTGGTTTACTTTCAGGCTCACCAATGATTGCTTTCTTTTCTTCAGCAATAACTTCTTTTACTTTGTTATTGAATAAAGCATCATAAGAAGCAGCATCAGCTTCAAGTTCTTTAATCTTTTCATTCTTGTATTCATCAGAATAAATTGTGTCATTCTTCCATTGCTCAATTTTTTCAACTATATCCCTTTTAGCTGTATTGTAGGAATCAATAATTTGTTGAATCTTCTTTTTAATCTCTGTTTTCATTGTTTTTACACCCTTTCTTATGGTTCAATATATTTTTTATTGCTATTTCTCAATGTTTCCAAGTGATTTTGTTACTAATGTGTTACTAATCACTATTTATCAAAGCTTTTAACTCTTCAGTGGTAAACCCTTCAAATGGATTATTAACATCAGCGGTGACTTCAACCTTATCTTTGAACATACCAAGATGCCTTCCAAGTAGTTCCAATGCTTTCAACTTGTCATGAAGCTTAATTGATATTCCATAATTACCTTCTTTAATTTCAGCAATAGCTGCAAGCATTTCATGCTGGATACTATCAGTATCAAATACTTCAACCTGATTGTTTTCAACCTTTAAGAAGCTGGATATATCAGCAAAAGCAATGTTTGCAAGTTCATTAACTACCTTATCCTGTGTCACTAATGTTCTTCTTGACCTTTCATCCATCAACCCTTGAATGTATTCTGCCAATGTAGTATTTTGTAGTAATTTATTAGCATTGGTATTTGCATATTTAGAAGTATATCCTGCTCTAATTGCAGCTTGTGTTGCATTCAAATCAATTATATATTCATTTGCAAACCGTTTCTGTTTAGCTGTCAGCCTTGCCATTTTTATCACCTGCCTTTATATAGTTTTGACTTCAACATTCTTCAACATTTCTTATATATAGTTTAAGGTCAACATTAGTCAACATTTTCCCCTTTTTAGGGTCTGACATATCTGACATTAAACCTAATCAAACCCAAACCTACCACTGTAAAATTCCTTTTGACAATTACCCCAATTGAATTGAGGAAAGCCAACATTTGCAAATGCATTATCAATTCTTTCAATGATATTATTTGGTACATTTTTACCATGAATCAAATAATCTTCAATGAATCCTGCATCATCTTCAGATAATTCATTTAACATTTGACCAACTGCTATTTGATTATTTACTGGTAACCCATCTATGAATTCAACAAATATATCCATCATTACACCCCTGCATAATTAAGTTGTGCTTTACGTTCCCAATATCTTTGATTGTATTCCTTGACTTTATCAGGATTTTCAGCCCGCCATTTACGATTGTATTCATTTAATCTTTCTTTGTTTTCTGCATAGTAATTTTGAAAGTATTCCTTTCTTGCTTTTTCACCTGCATCCTTCATAAAATCACCCCCTGTGAACATAAAATTACCTACTTTAATTATACATGTTATTTTCTTTAATTACTTGAAAAAACACTACATTTAGTTGTTTAATACAAAATAGGACACTATATATTGTGTCCTATCCATTTTCAATAATTTTATATATTCTTGACCTGCTCAAAGAATATTCCTTCATCAGGTCATGTATTTCCATACCATTATGATAATCTTTAATAATTTGTTTGTTCCTTTGCTGCTTATTATAATGTTCTGCATTATTTGGAAACCTTAATATTACCCCAGGCATTTCATTAATACATTCAACAAACAATTCTGTTCCTATTTTATTTTTCAATATTTCAAGATTTTTAACATTTTTATTTGACATATCATCACCCTACTTTCTTAAAATTTGGGTTCAAGATGGTTCAAGTTATGGTTCAAGATGAATTTTATCTTGAACCGCTTCAAACCTTTATATATCAAGGCTTTCAGAATGTCGGTTCAAGAAGTTCAAGATTATTCCCTATATACTCTTATTTTTATAGATATATTTACTAATTAAATAAATTTTTTTAATATATAAAGAACTTTGATTTTATCTTGAACCATCTTGAACCCCCTTGATATATAAGGCTTTCATCTTGAACTTTTATCTTGAACTTATCTTGAACTTATCTTGAACCTTTACTTTCATCTTGAATTTTTTTGAACACTCTGTATTTTTTCCCTTTTCTTTTCTTATCAACAACTTCATAACCAAACCATTTGCAAATTGTTCTTGAGAAATCAACATCTGATAATATAGGTGCATTATTATCTATACAAAAATCATAATAAGTTTCATAACAAAGCCTTGTAGAGTAGCCATGAAAATCGACATTATTTAGCATAAATGCAATGTTGTAGATAGATTTCCTTTTTTCCAACCAATCTTCAATATCTTTCAAGAATTTTTGTTCCAGCATTTCTTTACTATGTTCATTCCAATCCTTGAACCCCTGTGTCAAAGCAGGATTCAATTCCTTGTTTAAGTTTTCTGTGTTTTGTAATTTATTCATTAAGTTCCTTCCTCTCCATACTTGATTTTTTTAATTTAGTTGCTTTCTGAATCCTTTTTTACATCATTAGGTGTTGCAGCACCTTCATCTGAAAAGAATAATTCTTCAACACTACATTCCAATTCTTCAGATAGTTTTTTCATAATCATAATGCTTGGATTTTTTGATTTACCTTTTTCAAGGTTCATTAGATATTGGGAAGTAATACCTACCTTTTGGGCAAGGTCTTTTTGTTTCATCCCTTTTTTAATTCTTGCTAATTTTAAGTTGGTAACCATTTTGTCACTTCCTTTCTTATTATCTAACCAATTTGGTTGTAAGAATATAATACTACCATTTTGGTTATTTGTCAATTATTTTTGAAAATATAATTGACAATTTGGTTGTTTAATGCTATTCTTTAATAAAAGTTAAAAAGATTTTTTATAATACTTGATAAATGTTCATAGAAAGGATGTGAATTATGATTAGTGAACGTATTGGTGACAACATTAAAGATGCAAGAACCAAGAAAAACCTAACCCAAGAAGCCCTTGGAAAATTAGTTGGATGTTCGGGTGTAGCTATAATGAGATATGAAAAGGGTGAAAGAAAAGTAAGCCTTGAACTGGTTGAAAGCATAGCCAAAGCTTTAGATGTTTCACCTTTTGAATTGATGGGTGCTGAATATTGGGATAGGAAATTTCCTGAAGTTGCTGAAGAAGCTAAACTATTTGAAGAACTTATTAGTTTTTTAGAATCTTTGGGTTATGATGTGAAAGAAATCAGTGAACCCATTAAAGTTAATTCAATTGAAATGGAATCCTATTCAATTGAATTAAGTAAAGAAGGGGTTTCATCCAAATTCACTGAAGAAGAATTTTCACAAATGCAAGATGAAATAAATAATCTCATTGCCTTTAAGGTATGGGAAAAACGAACCAAAAAATAAAAAAGCCATCCACCAGCTGCAAAGGTGAATGGATTAATGATTAAAGAAAGGATGACGAATAATGTTTGGTAAAAGTGATTTTAAGGTAAGGGCGGTTTATTGTGATGGTATTTCAACTTTCACAACTAATGCATTAATGAATGTAATTATCAATAAGGATGAAAATCAATTGACTTTTGAAAACAAATTTGACAAAGTTCCAAATGCAAACCTATCAGTTGATAAAATAACAAATGCTGCATGGATAACAGAAAAAGAAGTTAAGGATGCAAGTGTTATTGGTAATGCAATGGTTGGTGGTATCCTATTTGGTGGTTTGGGGGCAATGGTTGGAGCAGTAAAAGGTACAAAGAAGAAAAGTGAAACTTACTTTGTTATTAATTACACTGCTTCTGATGGAACACTAAAAGCTATTTCAATGAAACCGCATGGGGATTTGAAACTTTTTAAGCTTGAAAAAGAATTGAAACAACTTATCAAAGTAGCACCAATTGAAGAATTAGAACTATAAAAACAAAAGAATCCCTGGTACTGCAATACCAAGGATTCAGAAAACAACCAAATCAAAATGAAAGCCTGTAAGCAATCAAGCATGAAGTGGTTCATACCATTATATCATTTCATGCCTGAAATTCAAAGATAAATAATAAGGAAGTGATGATATAATGAGAAATCCAAATGGTTATGGCTCTGTTGTTAAACTATCAGGGAATAGAAGAAATCCTTATGCAGTAAGAAAAACAGTTGGTTGGAATGATAAAGGGCATCCTGTATATGATACAATTGGGTATTTCCCAACAAGAGAAGATGGAATGATTGCTCTTGCTGAATATAATAGAAATCCTTTTGATATAAACCAATCTAAAATTACACTTGATGAATTGTTTGAACTATGGAAAGAAAAAAGAATGATTAAACTTGGGAATTCAAGCCAATCTTCTTTGAAATCTGCATACAACCATTGTAAGAAGTATTCAAAGATGAAATATAAGGAACTTAAATCCTTCCATATGCAAGATTGCATTGATAATTGCGGTTTAGGGTATTCTACCCAAGGGGCAATTAAGAACCTATTTGGTCATCTTGATAGGTTTGCAATGGAACTTGATATTATAACCAAAACATATTCTGATTTAATAACTTCAGAACCAATTCCTGAAACAAAGAAAAAACCTTTCACTGATAAGGAAGTTGATAAAATTTGGAAGATTAAAGATAAACCTTGGGTTGATTCAGTTCTTGTATTTTTATATACTGGATTCAGAATCAGTGAACTATTGGGATTGAAAACTGATAATGTAAACTTGGAAGAAGGTACTTTCAAAGGGGGAACAAAGACTGCATCAGGTAAAGATAGAATTGTTCCAATACATTCAAAGATATTCGACCTTGTGCAAAAGAGAGTTGAAGAAGGAAATGAATACTTGTTCAGTGAAGATGGGAAGAAATTAAGCAGTGCAAAGTATTATGAGAAATGGAATTCAATTATGGATGAACTGAACCTTGAACATACACCTCATGAGTGTAGGCATACCTTTAGAAGTAGACTTGATTCAGCGGGTGCAAACAAAGTATGTATTGACCTGATGATGGGTCATAAATCAAAGGATGTTGGGGAAAGGGTCTATACTCATAAATCTATTGAAGAATTAAAAACTGCAATTGAACTAATAACTCGTTAGTAACAAATAAGAGTACAAACATTGATATTACAAGGTTTGTACTCTTATATAATTTATTATACCATAATATAAAAAAAATATAAAAAAAAGTCCTGCATGTACTGAAAAAACTATGCAAGACTTT